TGTGCTTGTACAGGATTATCATCATCCTTTTTTGCTTCCTCAGGACTAGCAGCAAATGTATCACCTTTCTGGTCTTTATCCTTCACAGTATGGAATGCACCCATAACCATAGGCACTTGTCCTTCTTCTCCATCCATGAAGAAACCTACCACCATAGCACCCTCTTGTAGTGCTGCAGCAGTACCTACTTGTTTTACCTGTGGTTTGTCGTTAGGGACGAGACATGTAGCCCATGGCAATGCCTCAGTTGGTAACTTCTTGACATAATCTTCCTTATCGTTACCACCTGTATGCCATCCATAGATACGCACTTTGACACGACCGAGCACCATCGGGTCTTTGTTAGACTCGACTTCCCCGACCCACCAAGTGAATCCGTCCGATCCAGAATAATCTGTCTTCATAATATTAGTATGGATATAAGTTATTTAGCGAGTTTCTTGAAATGAAATTCTCCATCTTTTTCCTCTTTTCCCCAAACAAAAGCACCTGATCGTAGTCTTCGACCGTTATCGAATGACCAGTAATCGGTGCCATTGAATCTAGCAAGTGCAGTTATGTTTATATCATTGACAACACAAGGACCATTGGTTTCACCCCACCATGTGCCGTCGTCCATCTTTACAAAAACAAATCCACATCCTTTCTTATTTTTCTTAAGATCTAATGTGTCGCATTCAATGATGTCTTCATGAATTCGTTTTATCTTTGCTCTAAAATGTTTATAAGGTTTATTAGGACCTTCATACTCATACCAAGATTTACATTCTAAAATCTTACCCTTCTTTATCTCAGTCCATTCTATGTTGACCCATGGCCACTTCTGTGGATCTGATGTTGCTTGAGCTTTATTAGTATAATGTCCACATAATGCTTCTTCAAAACTAATCATTTTTAAGTGATTTCTTAACCATTTCAGCATATGCCACCTCTGCGGGTGACCAGTCTTCCTTATTCTTTAAGATATGTTTTATTGCCTTTTTAGTTGTCTTTGTACGCATTGTTACAATATTGTTAGTATTTACTAACAGTATTTATAACTATTGCCAATACTCATCTAAAACATCAAAAACCCTATTGAGATACTCGTTAGCTCCATTACATTCCCACTTACCTTTCTCTCCGATTTCACACTTGTAGTGCAATTCTCTTTTGAGTTGCATAAGTCTGTTGGTCATTGCAACTTTGTCTAACCTGCCATTCATTAGTCTCTTTGCCTCCAATCGTCTGGTCTGTTATCATTCCTAAACCAGTCAGCGATATCTCCTGCATCCGTGAAACCCTTTTTATGTTTACTTGAATCAGGGTCTCCAATATTCAAGTATTTAAGAAAAGACGCTTCGTCCTCATTCCTACTCAACCTTCTTGCTGTTTGCAGCATTCCTCGTGCTGAGGTGTTTCTTTTGGATAATTTTTCTGCCCATATCATATCTTCGATTCCTACTTCTTGTCCTGCAGCGATGCTTTTGCATATGTCCTCAAGACGGAGACGATACTGGGTTGATAACATAAATCTACGGTTGCTTTTTTTTAAGTTGTTCATAGAGGATTGCTTGCATGAAGGACTTCGGTCCTTCTTCAAGTAACTTATCCTTCCATTTTGATGGGGGGTTTTTAAGTTTGTTTGTTTTTTTACGATGTGCCATTATTTTTTAAATACACCTACCTTTGCAAGCAAGTATACCGATAGCGTTGTCCAAAAGACAACTTCTAATCCAATGTTATTCATAATTAGTCATCGTATACTAGACACTCTGGCTCCTCTGGATGCTGATCGCAGAATAACTCAAGTGCATTTGGATCATGGTGATCCCCTGCTTCGATCTCTTGTTTATGATGATCGACGTAATCTTCTAACTCATGCAATTCAACCTCAATATGGCGACGCATTTGTGGGTTAGTAGATGGATCGTCAAGGATGTCTTTATCCTTTGCGATGTGTGATTCGATTGATTTCATTTTATTATACCTATGATTAATACTATTTATCTTCTCGGATAGAGTCCTTAGTAAGATAAAGAGTGGTAGTCATACCTTCTTTACGATAGATGTGTTTCAAACTGGCAATCAAATACTTACCACTATATACACGATCTTGCTTCACATCTTTAGAATTATCAGTCCTAGATGCGGGAATGCTGACTTTTACTATCTTTCCAACTGCTAAAGTTGTATTGCCAGGTACAACTATTGTCAACTGAATAGCGTTAAGTAATGCATATCTAGCAACAGCATAACTCGAAACACTTAGCGTGTCAAATTGTGTCTTCGTACCACCATTTGGATCACTTCCTATACTAGACTGATGAGTCCATGTTGGCATGATTCTAAACTTATATCTTGTAGCAGGTTGTGTTTCTGTATCAAAACCTGTCTGTTGAAATGGTCTACCTCTATCGATAGTAGATGCTTTATCAAAAGTGCTCTCATAAGTGGTAGTAAAGTTATTACGTTTTACTTCTGTAGATTTCTCACTACCTTCACTTGATGATCCTGTAGGCATGTGACTTAAACTAACAGAGGGCACAGATATACCTAACACTGATGTTTTATATAAACCTGATCTTAATTTTTCTAAATGATTAACTTTATCAGGGAATGATATAGATTCTATCTTAAAATATTCCTTGATAGGATCTGTTTCTACACCTGCCTGCATGTAGGTGTATGTGGGAATATTCAACGGTTCTTGTGAGCATAACTTATCGATAGATTGAAAGTTAAATCCATGTCTATTTTCATAGAATAAGAAACCTGATTGCATTACAGATCTCTTACCACCACCCTCAAGTCTCAATACCTTGTCACCAAGATATGTAATAGCATCATAAGGTCTCCAATTAGGACAACTGAAACATAATTTACTATGATTCTCAAAGTTTGTTGCTTTTACTTTCTCCCCACCTTTCAATACATCTTTCGCAACATACTTAGGGAAATTTACTTTATCTTTATGTTTCTCACAAGGTCCGAATGCACCAAAGATTCTATTTGCCTCATTTAAAAATGCTTCATGAGATGTAACATGTAAAATATACATCGCTGCTCTCTCATTCTTGATAAAACTACCAAGTTTAAATACACGAAAGATAACTTCTAAAGGATCAGAGTCTGAGCTTTCTGTTGTTATTTTTAGTTTGATAACCTCTTTTCCACGAATTTGTTTGTATAAATCGATAGAGTCAACTATTGCTATATCACATCTTAGAAATGGACTGTCAATAGACTCATAGTAATCTATAGACGCAATAAGATCACGGATATCATACACATCATCTCCCTTATATCTTGCTTTAGGTGACAAAGATTCCTGCCACTCCATCTTACCAGTTTCACCAAAGGCAAGGGATGCTTCATTCAGCTCTACAATTTTTGCTCTTCTATTTGCCATTATTTAAGATTGTGTGTGCAGTGCATATCAGGTTTTGTGCTTCTAAAGTTATCAAACTTAGAAACAAAGAATGGATCTGCTTCATTCCACTGGAAGAAGTTAGGTGTAATGATAGGAACGTCTTCTGGTTGTCCTCCACCTCCATCTATATTTGTATCTGCCATTGTTGCTACTGCAGTATTTTGTTGCTCTATAGCAGATGCCATGGCTGCGTTGCTTTCGGTTACCATCTTTTGTAACTCAGCATTCTCTTGTATTCTATATTCATTTATTTTATCACCAACGAAATCTTTGATATCTTTAGCTTTCTCAACCACAGGATTCAATAGTTTCTCTAGATCTCTTGGATCAGGTGTCTTTTTAAAACGTGATATCTTTCTCGTATTTTCTCTACTCTTAAATGCATATTCACCTCTCTCATTGTCCTGTTGATTGCCACTAAAGTTACCACCCTCTCTACCTCTATCCTTGGCACCTGATCCTCTTAAATTTTTCTTTACATCATCCTTTTTCGTTATAGTTGCTTTTGCGTTGGTCGCATCCCAACCCATCTTCATGTTAACATAATCAGCGATAGGCATCTGTGCATCCTGATAGTTACCATCTGTATAGAATGTATTTTTCATTCTCCTCTTTCCTTTCTTCAATCCTAAGAAACCTGTCCTATAGAATTCCCAAGGTCCATAAATTGTAACAGCCCTAAAATCACCCGCAGCAACATCGTCTACAGTCCCACCTGCTGCGATTAACTCTTGATATGAATTATATTCACCACCTGCAGCGAAAGGTAAAGCATAACCTTTATTCGCTGCTTCTTTCATTCTTTGACCAGTTAGACCTGCATTTGATTTTGTCTTAGGTGTATTGAATGGGACGATAAATGCTGATCCACCAGTTGCTTTCTTAGGATATCCAACCCACTCTAAACCGTGACCAATGAATGATGTAGATTTACCACCATCTAAACTTACAGGATAACCAGACTGAGGACCATTGATCCATCCACCTAATTTACCACCACCTGCAAACCAGTTATTAGGGTTTAACCATCCACCACCGCCGTCTCCTTCCTTTAGGAGTCCGACCATCTTCTTCATATATCCTAAAACATTACCTAGTGCACCATTAACATCATTATCCTGAGATGCTTCTCCTAAATCTGCAGCTTCTCCACCCTTTGCCATTTCTGGGACAACTACAACACCACCTTCTGCCTTTGGATCAACACCATAATTAGCAAGCTTTTCAGCTCGACTCATATTGTAGTAAGCAACATATTCATCTGTAGAAACTTCTTTATCGTTAATATATGCCTTACCAGTATCCATATCGAATCGACCCGTGGTCTGTTTCCTAGTGGTAGTCTTTACCTCTTTGGCTTGTTTCTTAGCTACTTCCTTTTTCGGTTGCTTATCTTTATCTGATCCACCTGCAAAGAAACCTAATACAAAAGTCAATGCTTTCATCAATCCAATCAAAGGTGCAAATGCTACTGTGCCAAAGAATGCACCAACTTTCTTGATAGTCGGCATTGCTGGCTCAATAAAATCTAATACCGCACTAAATGCACCACCAAGTGCCTTAAAGAAGTCTCCTGCTGCCTCTTGTATGGGTGTAAAGACTGCTGAGAATACTTCACCAATTTGTGCGAAGAATTGTTTGAAAGGTCCGATGATAGGCTCCATTGCTTTAGCAATACCTCCACCTGCTGCTCCACCAACAAATGCACCTGCTGCCTGAGCTAACATACCTGCACCAGGTATTCCAGTCGCTGCTCCAATAGCACCACCTATCTGTGATCCTACTCCTGCTCCAACACCAGTACCTATTGCCTCTGCCTGATCCATACCTGCTAGACGAGCCGTTGCATACGCTGCACCACCAAAGGCACTACCACGCAACAGATTACCACCTAGAGTTGTCCCTGCAAATTTCTTAAGTCTACCACCTATTTTACCCGCTTTCATTAGGTTTTTCACCATGCCAAATAGCATGCCTACTACTGCCTTAATACCTTTGAGTGCTGCTAATGGATTTGAGAGTATAGCAAACCCTGCAAACAAAGGTGCTAATGATAAAGCAAATTGCATCACCCCGAAGAATCCTTTTAGACTCAATGGATTCTCTAAAAACTTTATAAGACCACTTGCTGCAGATCCTCCAAGGAAACTAATTACACCAAATGCCCACTTACCTATTTGATATAGACCCATTGCCAGTCGTTTGACTTTTTCTGGATTCTTCATTAAGAAGTCAAATATTGCAAACTTAACTATACCTGAGAATAACCACTCAGCAATCTTAGCGAATGTCTGAAAGAATCCTCCAAACATTGCTTTAGTTACTGCACCAAGTCTCTCAACAAATCTATTAGATTCTTTCTTTACATCTGCAGCTTCGTCTCTCTTTTCTCTTTGCTCTACTTTCTTCTTTGTTACTACCTCTCTATTTCTCTCACGTTTCTCGTCTTCATCTTTTCTCTTTCTATATCTCTCAGTTATACCTCTTTCTGATATCTGGAAATCTACTATCTCTTTCATAGTGCCTGCCATCTTATTAGCAACTATTGAAAGAGAGTTTACAGTGGCACCAAGACTATTGACAGCACTTAGATTTACCTTCAATCCCTCATTCATATCCTTGGTTTCTTTATTCGCACTCTTATCCACTCCCTTGAAAGATACCATCTTATAAAGGGCAGGTTTTTTAATAGTGGTCTTAGGTTTATCCATTACTTATGAATAGCTGGATGTAAAGGAGTAAAGATTTGTACAGTATTTTGTCCTCCACCTTGTCCTCCACTATTTATTGGGACTGGGACAGAGACTGGGACTATGTTACCTGCCAT